ATGTGGCGGTAGAGATCACCCATGGTCACTGCAAGGCGCGGGTAGGTTTTGGTCATACAGTACCAATCGTGCTCTACAGCAGCATGCACCATCAACGCACCCATCTCAATCGTACGCACGACGGGGTCGGAAGGGTCATACAGTTCGACAGTGTCGTCTGCGTTACCCGCTTCCAGCAGCGTATCCAAGGCGATGTCCGCCAACGCCTCTGGGTTATAGATATAGCGAGTCATATTTGGCACAATGCTCGCTACTTTAAGGTTTGCCATGATCTTACCTCTTGCTCAGTAGATTAAGCTCTTTCTCATAACCCCACCACTGCAGCTCGTTGGTGTCGATGTCCACACGAGGATAGCCGTAGAGGTTACTGTTGATCTTGTTGGTACCGGTGATATTAACCAGACCCTTACCACGAGGTTTGAAGAACTGTGCCCGCGCATTAACAGGCCACATGTCCGGATTGTGCATGCACACGACCTCATTAAACTCCTGCTTAATGATCGGGTCATTATACTGCACGACATCACACTGCAGTGTAATCGACAGTTGGTCCGTCTCAGTGATGATCTCGTTATTCTGGTTAGGTACGTTCATGAACATACCCATAGAGTCGTTCAACGGGTAGGTGGCATTAGCAATACCCATCTTAGTGACATACCGACCCGTCACGTCGGTCACGAAACGATAGATACGCATCTCGTAGTCAGAGCGACGTTGCAGTAGGTTATCCCACCGCGGGTAAAACGACCCGTCCTTCACACGTGATATGTAGTCAGTGTAAAGGTTAAAGAGCGTGGACACGGGATCGCCAAGGATGTTCCGCAGCGTCAGGTTCAACGTTCGGCTGCCGTTCATTGCTCGTGTGCTGTCCACGTGGGAACGTTGCTCCCGCATATACCCTTCATCGGAGACCCAGACGTCCAGAGAGGAGTCAGGGAATCCAGTAAGGGACAGCATCAGGTTACTGAGCATTGGAATAAAGGCACACTTATTATCAAACCCCAAAGTATCCCGGATTTTACCACCAAGCACACCGTAATCGGCAAAAGGCATATGATGCTCAAGGTCTGTAATCCCATCTCGTAAAAGTTGTTCGGTAAACAACCCGCACTGTGGATCTAGCATACACATGCAGGCTGCGGTGTAGGACGAATAGCCGCCACGGAGTGCTTCTTGTAGAAGACGCGACACCCTGACGTTACGTTCATCGAAGTTCAGATCCGGTCTGGTGAAAAACGTATAACCGACACGGTCGTTGTTCTTCGGAATGATGAGCGGGATATTTCTATGGTTAAAACCACTAAAGATATTTGCTATCATTCGTCGATCATCACCACGACCTGACGTAATCCTCACGTTTTCTTTGGCCTGGATCCGATCTTTGAAAGTCTTTTGGTCGTCCACCAGAGTATATGGTAACTTATCCTTATCATTCTGCGACATAGCTAATTACATCCTATATAGTGGGAGCAAGTATGATTGAAGAACTGCAACCCGTTGTCTCCACGGTGGTCTCCAAAATGGCCGGTCTGTGGCGACAAGGTAATAGCGAGAGCCTGATTGAGGTCTCCAAAAATACCCGTAACGAATTCCTCACACTGATCGACTCCGAGATCTCGCACCTGCCCTACGCCAATGACATCATGCAAGCGGCACTGTCGCTGGTGACTGGCTACATGGCATCTGCAATCGGTTCGTTGATCGAAATCGAAGGTATCAATGACCAGCAAATCCTGGATCAGATCAACACTCGTCGTGATCCGATCGAGGCGCTGCTGGGTACCGGCGCCAGTGTCTATAAATTCGTAGGCACTGAGAACTGGGGGATCGGTTTGCCCAACCCTATCGAGTCTGCAAACCTGCTGGTGTCTCAAATCAAGAGCGTCGGTACTGAAGCAGAAGGCGCAGATCGCCAGGGCGAAGACGGCTTCGGTCTCGGTCGTTCCACTCAGGCAGATATCCACGAGCTGGCTAACCTCTCCGTAGGTAAATCGTTCGAGGTCGTGTTCGCTGCCAATGGTAACAAGAAAACCGTGAACATGCAGGCACGTCTGATGGTGTCTGACGTAGACGAAGAGACTATGATGAGCATCCTGCGCTCCGGTAGTCCGCTGAATAACCTCGCTGAGCGTAAGATCAAAGTCCGTGCCGGTAGTCTCCACTGGTTCTATGATCTGATCCTGTTGAACGACCTGATCGATGAAGCGCGTAAGACCCGCATCAAGGACAAGTCCAAGTTCTATCAGCACATGCTCCGCAAGCGTTCCGCGAACTTCCTGTCTGGTCTGTTCTCACTGCGCCCATCCGTGAACAATGCATCTGCAATCCTGGGTATCACCTCCAAGCGTGCCGAAGAGTTGGCGCTGGAACTCGGTGACGATCTGGACGACTTCGCTACACGTGAGCGTCTGTTCCAGGCGACCTATGCGATGATCCTCTTTGTTGTGGACACCAAATGGGAACGCGTTACCTTCTACCATCGCTCGCTCGATACGTTCACCCGTGTGTCTGTTGACGCACTGAAACGCGCGAACAAGAACGGTGGCGTGGCAATCGAAGACGTACTGCGCGCTTATACCGCTGGCGCTGCTCCCGCTTTCTAAGGAGTTACCTCAATGAGCCTTTACCAATACGTCAGTAAACTGATGCCCAGCACTGAAGCTAAGGCAATCAAAGAGAACCTCAATCTCTCCCTGGAGCGGATTGGTGGTAATCTGTTGCCTGGGCTGGATATGCTGATCACCAGTCTGCCGCACGAATACAAGTGGAAAACCCGGGACATCACGTCAGCGATGGAGGCCATCGTTGGCGAGGTCAGATCACACACCAGCCTCAAGCTGCCGCGTGATGCATCTGGTCCGGAAACGATCCGCGCTGTACTGCAGAACCTGTCCCGTACTATCCCGTACGTGTCGGGTGAGATCAACAAAACGTTCGATAACTCGATTTTCAAAACGGGTTTGACGTTTACCAAAGCTACCCTGCTGCAATACTCCGAGACAGTGGACTTCGTGGTAACCTATACCTCGACGTTCATGAACTGGCTGACTGCAGTGGAGTACAACACCCTGGATGGACGTGATCGCAATCGCGGTATCCCGCCGGGTGAACTCGAGTATCTGCTGGCGAACATCAACAACTACACCATGGCTCTGCGTATTATGGCGCATAACCAGGATGAGTTGAAGAAAGGCCTGCGTGCTCTGCCCCAGATGCGTATCGCTGAAAGTGCTGAAGCCGAAGCTGAACAGCTGGCTCTCGGTGGTGGTGACGGCAACCCATTCGGGTTCGCTCAACTGCCCTGGCCGCTTTCTGTATGGTACCATTATCGTCTCCGTCGTGTAGAAGCCCAGGCTCAGGAATACGAGCGTGCTGAAGCCATGGAGCGTGCGGTAGCTTACCGTATCATGCTGATCAAGCAAAAGCTGGCTTCCGGTGCAGGCGATGCAGCCTTGGAAAAGGAACTGCAGATCCAGGAAGAACGGTACAACGACATCGGCTATGAGATCAGTAAGCTGAAGAAGCGTTACAAACTCGAAGACGAGGCGTGATATGGATACACGCGCTATGCACGAACTCTCTGAGCTCATCGACCGCTACCATCATCAACCTGGTACGCAGCAGCTGACTCAGTTTGAGGTTAATACACTGCGACAACTCGCGGACGTACTGATCTACAAACCCAGAGAGGCCAAGTCTTTTGATGTATTTGATATGGGACTCCGTATCTCCATCCATTATATGTGGGTGGTTCGCGAGATCGTGAATCAAAACATCATCGAGCGGATTGGCACGTCCAGTCGTACTGTCCAGGATTACTTCAACCGTAACATGCGTTTTGTCGAGACCGGCGAGACCAGCGGGAAGAACGTAATCTGGGATGGCATGATTGTGGCTGCGATCAAAAACGGTTTGCGGGAACCTGGTGCCAACCTTGTAGGGAACATTGGCACTACATTGTTATGGGACAACCGTAGCCCCGATCCCAGGGCAGGTATCTCCGACAAAAATACATTTAGGCCGCTTTATACCGCACCTCTTTGTATGAGCGATGCAGCCCTGGCGCTTCGCTGGATCTCGAGAACGTCCGGATTTGAGGAAATGATGCTGTTTATTGCAAGAATAGCAGAGATTTACTTCCTCGTTCGGGAAAAGCATGACTGACTAATCAGTCGACAAATATTTGTCCAAACACCTGTATAAGGAAAGAGCTATATGGCACGCGTAGGTAGCCGCATTGGCAACGAAGATTACGACAACCAAGTTGTTGACGTCGAAGGCGAAATCATGGAGCGCCCGGAAGATTCCGTGGAGACCCAGCTGATCGAAGTCGACAACGAAACCCGCGACGCCGATGTCCTCGACATCGACGCTGACCAACTGGACGCCGACACCGCTCAACTCGAGCGTCATGCCGACAACGTTGCCGCTTCCCTGGAAGACGGCGGCATGGACGAGACCGCTGCTCGTGCCACCGAAATCGCCGTTGAAGACATCTCCGGCCGTTGGAACCTGACCACCCGTCGCCTGGGTACCGAGAACTTCGCTTCTGGTACTGGCCGTGTGTCTGCCACCCGTCTGGGCCTGGAATCCATCATCGACACCATCAAGGGCGCCTGGGAGCGTTTCCTCGAGTGGATGCGTGAGCGCTTCCAGTCCATGAAGGATGTATGGCGCAAGTACGTCAACGCCGGCAAGTCATTCAAGAAACGTGCTCAGAAACTGCGTGAGCGTGTGAACAAGCTGAACGGCTCTCCGGAAACCGACGCCAAGGTCTCCATGAAGAAGATCTGGATGCTGGCCTGTGGTGAGAAGGTCAACAAGGTCGACTACGGCAAGATGGGCGGCGAGAAGGTGTTCGATGCTGGCGCTGCTGCCATCGAGATGTCCTTCGACGCGGCCGAGAAATCCTGGGCCTCTACCGGTGAACTCGGTAACGCCATCGTTCCGGGCGAGAAGCTGATCCCCAACGGCTTCAAGTTCAACCTGAACGGTTCCGAATCCAAGTTCAACAAGATGTTGCCGGCTGGCATCGATCGCAAAGGTAGCGTGAAGATCCACGCCCTGCCTGGCGCTCTGCTGTTCGTGTACAAGAAGACCGCCCAGACCGGCGAGCGCTTCAAAGGCGTTGCTGGTGCCGAGAAGTTCGCTGCTCAGGACAACATCCTGTACGCACAGCTGAAACTCGAAGACGTTCTGGACCAGGAAGCCCCGGTTCTGTCCGTTGACGAGATGCACGCCTACCTGGACGATATCATCGGTATCGCCAGCGGCTTCGAGAAGTTCATCCAGAAGTACTCCTCCGTGGAGCGCAAGATGACCAAACTCGAGACCGAGCTGAAGCGCGCGATCGAGAAGGAAGGTAAGGCCGGTGGCGACACCGCCGAGAAACAGGCCAAGATGAAGGAGACCTCTCTGAAAGTTGAAGTCTCCAAGATCAACCTGTCCAACGCCATCCAGCAAGACCGTCTGGTACAAGGTACCGCACGTAACATCTGCCAAGGCGGCATGATCTACGTGACCGAGTCCATGCGTCAGTACAAGGACTAATCCCCAGGGTTAGCCGACTAGACCAGAGAGGCCCTTCGGGGCCTCTCTGGTTTTTTTGTCGATGACCTTCATTTGGAGGATAAAGCTATGCCAACACTATTTCTTGAAATACCTGATCACGCTAACACGATCAGACGATCCAGTATGCTGGGTGTGGTGTTAAACACACTGGAGCAGTTGGGTCTGGATAAAGACTACTTGCATTACACTGACGTGGATAACAACGTAGCACAGCCAGGTACCGCCTTAGGGGACGCACAGGACGTTAAGTTCGGTAGCGAGAACCGGATCATGGTGGAGATGGAGGAGCGTCGAGATAGCTTTAACCTGGTAGACCGAGGGTTGGGTTATCGTTTCCATGTCCCGATTTTCAAAGACACCAAGTGGGGCATCCTAGTTACACCAGCATGTGCCAGACATAACATCACTTGTAACTTGACCAATCGGTTTAAATCACGTGGTGAGGCATCGGAGTGGGTTAACTATATGCATCGCCGGGTAGCAATGTTCGGTGATGTGTTTGAGACAGAAGCCTCGTTCCACTATCCGATTCCCGCTGAGGTGGTCACGGTACTGAAGATCATGTATCTGACAGGCTGCCGCCGCTTAAACCCTACGGAGTCGTTTGAGGATTACCTGAAAAGACACTGGCATCCTAACGTTACGACTCTGACTACCGATACTGGAGTGGGTGCGCAGTTGGCGGTACGTACGACGTTCGGTCGTATTATCGTTGTGATGGAAGGTTCTGGGGATATTGTAGCCGAGAAAGAAGATGATAGTGGTGCGTTTGTCGCTAAGCTTACGCTGACATATCAGCTGGACTGGCCAGAGGGGTTAAAGCTGGAGTATCCGTGCGTAGTGAATAACTCCATGATACCGCTGCAACTGTGGCATATTAGTGAGTTGCCTGGCACGGCCAACATCGACAGCTATGAGAAGATCGATGTAGTCGCTGCGCAGGATGCGCTAACTACACATCATGAGCGTATGCCGCTCCCAGTGGTCATGCCGCCAATCGGTCACCCGGAGCTACACACCAGCCACCGACCTGCAAGTCAGGTTGATCTGATTATCATGTTCCTCGAGTTTGGCAATGAGTTACCCGAAGTTACCCCGGCCGAGGATTTGGCTGCGAGTACAGTCAAATGGTTGTGTAACTTAAACGACCTGGGTAATATCACGCTCTCACCAGAGACCATCGAGTATATCAAACTGTCCCACAGCACCAACGCGGACGGTTTGGATTCACTGATCAAAGTTTATACGTATAGGCATATGTATGCCATCCATAACGCCACTTACGTGGACGAGAATGGCGATGTGTGGTTACGGGATACTGAGATCAATCTGGAGGAGGAGTATCGCCTGTCAATCACACTGGAGCTGAACTTTAAACTGCTGACCGAGCAGGGAAAAGAACACGTTAAGAATAGCATCCCGTGGATAATTCAGGTTATCAAAGACTTCTTCCCACAGATTATTCCTGAATGGCCTTGGTTGTTCCCAGGATGGCCTATCGACACGGTAGACCCATCACACCCATACTGGCCGACAGAGCGCCCCTGGCTGCCGTGGAGTAACCCCACGTGGCCTGACGATTATGTCGAGTGGTGGGTGGATGATGAGCTGGCTATTGGTGACATTATCATCAAACCTGATGACACGGTAGATGTATCGTTTGACCCATCGCATCCCTCGTGGGATGAGTTGATAGACGATGTCGCCAATAACAACAAAGAGATCATTGCCAAGGCAATTCACTATACAGGTATTATTGCATTAAGGAACTGATATGGCCATCGGCAGAACCCCGGCTCGTATTGTTCGTGAGGGTGAGAGCATCGTGTCTGTTAACACGGTGCCTAATCCTAACCTGGACGGTATCACGGAATACAAGCCTAAGGCAGTAGAACGCCCTGAGCGTACAGCGGTGGTAGACACCGCTTATCTGGACCATAGCCGCTTAGCTACACACATCGGCGGTTCTATACTGAACTGTGTGTACTATTCTCAGGTGATTGGTAAAGATGATGCGCTACGCCCACAGGCGTTGGATGCATCTAATGTACACCAGCAGTATCATTGCTACCGCGATATGGTACTGCGACTGACTACGCCGTTTAACCCTAGCGTACAAGACATCGACACCAAAGAGTTCAGACTCGCTGGTGAGGCGGATATGTACTACATGCTGCCGCCTAACGTAGGCGACATGTTTGTATGCGACGCGGGCTCAGGCAACACAGCGATCATCACCGTAACTCGTACTGAAAAACTGAGTTACATGAAGCACTCGGCTTATCGTGTCGAGTTCCAGTTGGTGGCCATTAATGATATGGCACGTCTAGAAGACTTGGAAAAGAAAACCATCCGGGTCTATTACTACGACGAGTCACTGTTGGCGTATTTTAACTCGCCGTTCTTAACCGAAGATGCAAAGCAGCGCTATGACCTCTGTGGTCGCGTATACGACGATCTTCGTGAATACTACATCAATATGTATTGGGACCCTCAAATGCGCTCATATCGCGTTCCAGGGCCTAATACGATGATTGTATTCGATCCGATGTTGACGGAATACTGTCGATACATCGGGTTAGAGGATATCGCACGGCCTGCTACCAACTATAACATCGGTTCTTTGGATTTATCCAAAGTCCAGACGTTGTGGTGGTTGATCAAAGGAGAGAACCTGGAAGCACTGAAACACGTGACTCCAGACGTCAGACTGTATACGACCCGATCGTTCCGTGTGCATTATGGCATCAAGAACATCTCGTATTCTCGGTACACGCATACGTTCTATCCGATCGAACGTAGACCGTTCACGCCATACGAGGAGCCGCGTATGTCACCATCTACGTTCATCTACCCCGAGTCAGAACCTAGCGAGCAGTTCCCTGTAATAGGTAAAGCGTCGTATGTGTTCAGCGAAGCGTTCTATAAGCAAGAAGCGGACAAGCTAACACTGCTGGAGCGTCTGATCACGACAATGGTGGATAACAAAGCAGTAGACGTGGCCCAGGTGTTAGAGATCGCTAAAGCAGTACGTGAGCGAGGGTATCTGGACCAGTTCTACTTTATCCCGATGATCCTAACCCTACTGGGTTATGCAAAGAGGAGACCGATATGGCTGTAGATACGTTTGCGGAGCGACTGTTCCACCGGTATTATCTGGTGAACATCCCTGCACATGACTACTACCATCCGGAGTTTATCGCAAAGTTCGGGATGCATGTGCATCCCGATCCGGATATCGCCAAGGCGATGTTGAAGGACCGTATCCAAGACCACATGGCACCCGCTATGATCGCGTCCTGGGCCTCCGAAGACATCGACATCAAATTCGCCGACCCCAAAGACGTTGTAAAAGTCTTCAAGGACATCATGGGCCATCTCGCCGATTGGCGAGACCACCTAGAGACTATGCCGTTGTTTGTAGAGGTGCCGCTGGAGGGCCTGCATCAGTTCCATATGCTCGCTCGCAAGCTGTATCAAGATGCAAGGGAATATGGTCTGGCCGATGACAGAAAACGTAGACTACCACAGTATCGTCGCACGATGCTTTTCCGTAATGTCTCGTACAACAAGAACGATAACCCGTTTAACTTCAAGTTCAACGGCGCTATCTGGCAGGAGCTGCTGGCTTCTGCAGAGTTGGCAGGGTGTAATACCAAGCGTTATCGAGATCCAGGCCTGGAAGAGTTGGACATCGGTGTGTCCGGCGCTAAATCATTAGGATCGACCAATGTCAATATCGCAAATCGATATAATCGTTCGAGATAACATCGAGAAGATGCGTGAGATCCCACCTAAGCAGTGGGAGCTTATCATCAACATCGACGATATCCGCATCAAAGCGCACGCGGTGGCGTCGCTGAACATGAACGAGAACTACCTAGAGGACGCCTTTGGTGAATACACGGTAGTTGCTATGTTTCAACCATCCGACTTGACCAACGTGATATTCCCCGGCGCTAACCGACTAGAAGGCACGCTGGTTGCAAAGGACCGTTTAGGTATTGTAAGGTTCACCTACAAATATCGTCTGGTGTTAACAGAGAACCAGGACCCACGACTGGCCAATAACAGTTCTAAGTCTAGCGATATCCGCGAGTTAAACAATATCTCGCTAGTCACAGTGTCTTTCCAGATGATGGACCACGCATCGTTTGACCTGAGACTGGAACAGCACGGCGACATGTATCAAGACATGACAACGCTGGACGCGTTGGTACATGTATTGGCACAGCACCAGTTGAAAGATGACTACGGACAGGCTGATGCGGTAGCTGGGTTTGATATCACCAAGGGACATATCGAAACCAAACGGAATATAACGATTAAAGACGGCACGTTTGTAAAGGGCGTCTCTGACTATCTGCAAGAGCGGTATGGTGTATATAGCCAGGGTTGTGCTTGCTTCCTAAAAGACAAGATGTGGTACATATTCCCACCCTACGGTGTGGTGTCTGAAGGGGACAACACCAAGAACTTCCGCTTGGTTGTAATTAACGCACCGCCTGACAAATACACGAATATCCAACGTAACTATCGGTTGGAAGGCACGACTGCTACGATCATTGCCACAGGTAACACAAGCCACAAAAACACCAGCGACGTAGACGCGTTAAACGGTGCCACTGGCGTAATGTATGCTAAGGGCGGTGCGCTATTAGGGGGGACGTCCAGAAAAGAAGCAGGCGTGATGTCAGGCGCTGAAAATTACATGAAGGAATACGGCACGTCAGAGTATCGTGGTAAAGAGAAAAACATCGCGGTACCTCAACGTACGTTCGTGTCAAACGAGGCTATCCTGACGACCACACTCGCTGCGAAAGCGGGGGATATCGTTAAGGTAGTGTGGCAACACGGCGATATCCGTAAGCTCAGACCTGGTTGTGCGGTGACATTCATTACGCAAGACGAACGTCGCATCAAGACCCTGTACGGTACACTACTGGCGGCAGAGAGTTTCTCCAGTATCCCTGAGGGTGGTATCGCTGAACGCATGCACGTTGAAAACGTTACACTGACACTGTTCCTGAAACGTAACCCAGGATAAAAAATACAGCGGCTACAATACTATGTAGAACGCACCCTAACCAAGAGGTAAGTATGTACCATAACCCTAACAACGTGATCGTCGTACACGGCATGGACGAGTACGCGGTTAACCATCTGTACGCCACCCTGAAACTCACCGACGTACCGCCACTGCCTGAAAACTACCGTGGCGACGTGCGCTGTGTACGTGAGTGCATCACTCGAAACTCCGGTAAAGCCTGGGAGTTGCAAGTGTACATCCAGGGCGAGCAAGCCGCCGGTACGGCCGAATGGGTACTGCACCACAGCACCGTGTTCGCGGACGTGACCGAGAAAGCAGAAGACATCTTCAACATCAACGTCATGGCCCGCAAGTTCAAAGCGATCGCTAAAGCCTATGCGGCACTGGACTGGCATGCCAAGCCCAGCTCTGTGTACCTGATCGCAATGCGTGTAGCGCAGATGATGCACGACAATCCCAAGCTCGAGATCATCGATTACATCACCAACGAGATCTTCCAGGAGGAAGAGTGCACCGAGGTAGAAACCATCGGTATGTTGGAAGTCCTGGGTGCACAGTACCACGATATCCGTCGTGTGGATACTATCGTGGTATCACGTTCGGTTCGTGTAGGTATCGAGCACGATCATGAGATTCTGTGCTGCTGGCCAGTTGTAGTGTGCAACAACAAGATCTCCTTTAACCAGTACATCCCTGGTCCGGTGATCTCCATGGGTAACCTGGCACGTCATCACAAAGTGATTGACATGAACACCAAAGATATTCGCTGGGCATGCTCTGCACAGTTTGAGATCGTTCAGGAGGACAAGGCGGCCGGCACCGCAATGCTCAAGAAATACCATGCTGAGAACGATACCTGGATAACCTACGACTGCGGCTTTGCTGGTATTCGTCCGGTCTACACCGACGGTCAGGTAGAAGCAGCCGGCGTAGTGGCGAAGGACGAGCCTTTTGTAGCGGTACACTGATCCGCACGCCCTAGAGCCCCTTCGAAGGGGCTCTAGATTTTTTGACACATATATTATCAGTGTGATGTACCACCCTAATCATTGGAGTTTGTGATGAAATCTAAAGTAATGTTTTCCGGTAATGAAGCTCGTGATGGTCTGCGCCGCGGTGTAGACAAATTGTTCCTGGCTGTGGCCAGCACACTCGGCCCGTACGGTTCCAGTGTCATCATCGAGAACGACAACCGTAAAGATAATGCCCCGACGGTCACCAAAGACGGCGTGTCTGTAGCCCGTGTAGTCAACTGGGACGATCAACTTGAGCAACTCGGTGCTCGTATCGTGCTGCAGGCTTCCAGCCAAGCCGATACTAAATCCGGCGATGGTACTACTACTACTGTGGTCCTGGCCAAGGCCCTGGTAGACGCTGCAAGCAAAATCGTTGCAAATGGCGAGCTGTCCATCGTGGTTAAAAAGCGTTTGGACAAACTGGCAGAAGATGTGGTCGCGTATCTGGAGCAGTACTCCGAGAAGTTCGAAGTCACTGATGAGGTTATCGCAAACGTAGCGCGTATCTCAGCAAACGGTGACAAAGCATTGGCGGATGTAGCCCTGGCCGCAGTGCGTGCGGCTAATGGCGGTCCTGTGACCGTTAAACCGTGGCGTGCGGAAGTGGACGAAGTCGAGGCACTGGAAGGTTCCATCATTACCGGTACCCCGATCAGCACAGACGTCGTACCGCGCGATGACTCCACCCAGACTTTCGCGTTCCCGAACGTAGTCGTATTGGATGCTCGTATATCCATTGAGCAAGCCCGTGCATTGGCTAGCGCGTACAGCGGCACCCGTCCGTTGGTCATCTTTGTTACCGGCGCACGCGACGGCGTAGATGAATGGGTTGCTGAATGGAACTCCATCCCGGAGTCTCAGCCGGTGATTATCGTTGAAACCCCAGGGGCAGGGCAGAACCGTCGTCGCTATCAAGCGATCCTGGCGGAGATGGCAGGTACTGGGATCACCACTAACGTGCAGCATGTGGATGTGGGCACCTTTGCCGAATTCACCGTGTCCCAGCGCTACATGTGTATCTTCACACGTGCCAATATGCAGCCGACCATCGATGCATTGATCAAACAACGAGATAGTGAAGTCCGAGGTAGCCAGAAGTACAAACACCTGGACAACACGCTGCGATTCGTGCTGGGCCGTCGTGTAACTATCTCCGTAGGTGGTCTGACTGATGCCGACACCAAAGAGCGCAAAGACCGTATGGTCGATGCTGTTTCTGCAATCGAGTGTGCGAGAGATGGCGTCATCCCTGGCGGCGGCACTGTATTGGCACAGCTCGCCAACATGCACAAGGACACCGAACTGGCTGAAGCGCTGATGTTGCCGATGGCCAAAATCTACATGAACGGTGGCATGAACGACGTGGAAGCGTTGGCTACTGTGAAAAAGTCCTGCGAAGACGCCCGTGCAAACCAGAAAGACTATCCGCTGTTCTACGACCTGCTGGCCGGTGAATACGTGGATCTGCTCGATGCAGAGTACGCTGTGTACGATCCTGTACGTGTTACCATCAACGCCATTCGTGCGGCGTGTGCGGTAGCGGGCACTGTGATCACCAGCAACTGCTGCCTGGTAGAAGACCGCAACGGTCACTTCTAATCAAACAACAGGGAGGGCTTCGGCCCTCCCTAGTTTCTTTTTTGTCAAGGAGATAGAAATGTTACAAGCAACACCCAGAATGGTCGATCGCGTACGTGAAGAAACCGGACTATTGGTACATCACATCATCACATCCAATTCCGAAAAGTTAACCGTACGTCGCATGGATCATATCCATGTCGAGGTAAGAATTCCTAAGAAGAACTGGTTCAGATACTTCGACGCTGTCAAGGCAAACTACATCCCAAAACCGCTACGTGAGTTGGATGAGGGGTATACTACTGATGTAATTTCGCAGATAGTAAATCTAAAGTATGAGGTATCTCCAGTGATCTTCAATTACCTCGAATTGAACAAGCCTGTCGTATCGTATAACCACAATGTAACCAAAGGCACCCTCACGGTGACATATTTCGATGAAACCAGGACCTTTGAGCTAGCCAAGTTGTTTAAACGCGACGAGTATGATAGAGACTATATCAAAACTATCAACGGGTAGTTGCTATGCCGTACAGTATTCGCTTCAAATATATGCTGTGTGGTCAATCCAAACACATTGCCGGTACCATCGTTAACTATAAGCAACACCAAGACGGTATCGAAGTGTGCGGTCATTATATTCCATTCACCGATATCCTAGAGGGACCTACGTATTGTTTGAGAGCAGACATACGTGACTACATCAACTTTAGGAGTATCGAGATGAGTGCATTGAAGGGACGCGTAGATCCAAACATTGAAGAGTTTCATGCCGTAGCCAAAGCACATCGCGTGAAATTGAAAGAGCACTTCTCCAACCACCATCACCCCGACGAGGTAGAAGCGCTAGTGGCGTACTACGACCACTGGACACGAAATAATAACACGAGTGGCATCAAGGCAATAGAGCAGTACGCGGCAGAGATGAAACAGAATGCCAAACTTATTATCATGGAGCTAAGGAATCAAGACAATGTTGAGAGAAAGAGAAGAGTCACCCGTCATACACACTACGGAAGCAGACAGCCTAACCGAAGTCGCTAAGAACCACCCGTTCGAGCGGCATCACCGCGGGACTTTCCGACACCTCGTCGGTAAAAACGCCCAATTGTTGTCTGCTTATAAAGTCTAATTCAGAGACAGTATCCTGAATCTCCTACCTAACAACACATACGAGCTGATCCTTTCTGCAAAGCTCGTACACTCGGACCCTCCGTTACCCGGATACGTCGTTCGAGAGATTGCGCTGATGACGGCGTTGAAATCCTATGAGGAAGGCAAGATCCTGGTGACTGATGAGGCAATGGAGCGGCTGGGACTGCACAACAAAACCCACTACTGCAATAGCATTGTCGAAGCCATCAAACTCGCTACACAGCACCGTAACATCACATACGGCTACGGTGAAGATGAGATTGACGCAACGTTCATAGTGAACACCGGAATAGGGCAAGTAGTCTATAAGCTCAATTTCCACGCGGCGATCAAAGAACCCATCGCTATTATCGGTCGTCTGATCAAACACATCAACGATCGTTATAACGAGATACTATCGAGAGATTAAACAGAGGGGAGGGCCGAAGCCCTCCTCCTCTTTTTTTTTCGTTTAAGCAGCCCAAGACAATCCCAGATCGCTTTCGGGTAGTCGAGCAGAACCTTCATTGACTGAAGCCAGTGTAAGCTTAACTTCTTTATCAATGTCCCATGGCAAGATGCCGACAGGCCCAAATGGAATAACGCAGTAGCGATGCGATACAGGTGTATCGATAATAGTACGGTGTTTACCACGTTGTACTTCGAGGTAGCTACCCTCCTGACGATCTTGTATACCAATGAACAGCTCACCGTCCACCACGTTATCTACAGTAGTGCAGCGGTCGTAATAACCACGACCTGGCAGGTTACGTACGTAGGTAAACGGATCCATCGCTTTGAACGCTTTCGCAGCAGGCGACAGTTGATGCGGTGAAATCATTACAGCACTACGACGAGTGGTGTCGTTGATACGTGCAGTACCCAAGTCCTTAAAGCGACGATACCAGTCACGGACCTCACTACCGGGCACACCATTACCCAGGCCAGTCATCTTAGCTTCGCCAGCATAGTCCACTCGGACGCCCAGTACTTGGTAACCATCAGCTTCAAACGCTTCGATAGTTTCACGCAGTTCAGTAATACCAAACTCACTACCGGTGTGACGTTCGAACTCGATGTCCCAACCGTTCTCTTGTACTTTGGACTTGATATACTGCTCAGCTTCCGCAGCGTCAAAGTTGGTCACGTCCACGGTCTCACCGGTGAAGTGTTCTTTAACCATGCGGTAGATGATTGGCATGTTGATCTCGAGGTCGTTCTCCAGCGAGATATCAAGCCACAGACCTTTCTTGCCCGGTTCCACAAAGTCCTCGGCTTTGTTAAACAGAGCCATACTGAGGTAGAGAGACAAACTGAACGTTGTCTTTGCGTTATGCGGCAATGCAGGTATTACGATACATTCACCTGGACGGACACCGTTATTAACGCCGAACATCCGGTTCATGTCTTTCCAGCCGACCTTGTAGGACTTACCGTTAATGACCTCTTTAGATCTCGACAGTGCTTTACTGATACTGCCGTCATTACGAGTACTAACGGATTCTACAAAACTACCCGGCTTACCTTTACGACGTTTAGGCTTTGCCGTTTCCAACGCAGTCTGTAGCTCGGCTATAATATCGTCATCACTGATATTACGCTGATCTACACGAGACAGTGAACTAATCAGTGTGGATTTAATTTTTGCCTTAGTGACCACCTTATACAGTTCAGTCGTCAGCGAAGCGACGGTGCGACGTGCTTCTTCCTCGCCGACACCTTCGAACAGGTCTTTCAGCGCTTTCTCCGCACTGGTATCGAATGGGGAGTAAACCTTCAACCCAGTCAATAAAGTACGGACGTCGAATTTGGCGTTGCCAGAGATGATGTCGTCTATATACTTTTTGAGATAGACTAGCGTAGCACGCTCGTCACCTTCGCTGACAGTCTCAGGCAACTTAACGTTTTTGATGGCGTCTTTGATAAGGCGATGAAATTCACCTGCACAGGCCTGGTATACGGTCTCACAGTGCAGGATTGATACACATTGTATGAGTGTAAGCTTATCTTCGTTTAACATGACTCACCCTTGGAGTTCTGAGATGGCACGAATCGTTTATATCCCTAGATGGCTAAAGGAAATACTTGACGGGGAAAAAATACCGCTCGACGGAGTTATCAGCCGTCCTTTGTCCGAGCTACTCCCTAATCGTCAAGACCTTCTAATCTATATGAAGAGTCAACGTGATTTTATTAAATATCTCACGGTGCAAGAAACGCCTATTTCTGTGGAGCAGCGCTTGGCACTCAACGAAAAAGCCATGACTCTACTCTATCAAGAGCATTGGCCGAGTGGGGTAGATGAAGTCAACTACCACATGGCGCTCAACGACAAGATCCCTGATTACGAGCTGCTTCATTTGGATAGTGATGCCGCGAGTATCCACGACCTCACTTTTGAAGTCGTTAGCCATGAAAGTATGCCGATCGTTTTCGTTATCGGTAAGTTGTCCCCAGGTGCGGAGTCTGAAATCCCCGTTTGGAAAAAAACATTATTCCTTATGAGGGAAATTCTCAAGTCTTCATACACGCAGCAACGGTTGCACGTAGGCGGACTGGATCGCTCCGGCTTTGTAAATCAGAACGAAACACTACTATCCTTTTATGTGGGAAACGTAGCGTTTCTTTGAAACAGCCAGCATTTTTTGTCGACAAAAAGTGTTAATTTAAACGTTATAAGGAATAAGCTATATGGCACGTCAGTCCGTATCCGGAACTCAGGTGCAGGAAGTAGCCGAACGCATTAAGCGTTTCAACGCTGCAGCCCTGAACGCTGGCACCTCCAAAGTAGGTGTCGAGAACTTCATCAACGCCAACCAGTCCTACGACCTGGGTCGCGATGCCGTCGAAAAAACCATTCGCACCGTGATCGGTCAGTCCATGGGCATCAAAGTCGGCAACGAAGCCGCCGAAGGCCAGGTTACTCAAAACCAGATGGAAATGGCTATCAGCCAGAACCACACCAAGGCCCAGATCCGCGCTGCTGCCAACATCATGGCCGTTGCTCAACACGGCAAACTCGGCCTGGAGCAATACCACAAGCAAGCGATCGCTGAAGTCGGCCCCGCCAGCAAAGGCGTGAACGATATCGGTATCGTACAGGTAGGTAGCTACGGCTACAACTCCATGCCTGCCGGCGAATACTTCAACAACAACGCCGAGCTGGACAAGCACGTTGGTGCCTCCATCGACTTCAACCTGCAAGCGGCCCGCCAGAACGACGAGTGGGAGCACATGTTCCCGACCGTTACCCTGGACCCGTCCGAAATCGGCATGGAAGTTGACATCAACCTCCTGTACGTACACCAGCAGGTGCGTCATGCGATGAACCGTAAGGACAACATGCCTTACAAACGTCGCAACATCATGGATGCTGTAACCGATCCGACTGTGTTCGACGACAACACCATCAAGTTCCATCCGTACTTCAAGGAAGACCCGGCCGGCGACTATCGCGAGTACTTCGTACCGGAAACCCTGAAGCAGCCGACCTTCCCGGTCAGCGACAGCCACAGCGTCCGTACCAACCCGCTGCGTTTCGGTACCGGCGAGAAGCCCCTGTTGAGCCTCTCCGCTCATCCGGGTTCCACCTCTGCCACCTCTCGTGACGAGACCGATGAATTCGATCCGCGTTTCCGTATGCAGGATCTGTTCGTTCTGATCTCCGGCCAGGCACAAGACCCGGCCAAAGACGAAGGTCAACTGGTGCACTTCTCCACCCTGAACCTGCCGAAGTCCGCCTTCCAGCTGGCTCAGGAAGGCAACCGCCGTACCCTGCTGCTGCACTTCCGCGAAGCGCGTTTCAACCTGACCGGTGCCCGTAAGGACGTCGCAGGTAACGAAGTCGTTGCTCTGTCGAACGTGAAAGACGGCGAGTACATGGTGACCTTCACCGTGGAAGTCAACGCAGAGATCAACCTGCAAGATGGTATCGAGAAGCACGCTCGTGCGTTCCTGACCATCGAGAAGGTCTACGACAAAGACGGTACCGAGATCGACACCAAGTCCGGCCCGGGCAAAACCCTGCTGGAGAGCTTCAAGCTGACTCCGTACGCGTACAACTGGGCTGCCACCCTGTCCAACGCCAACCGTCGTAGCCGTGGTACTCTGCTGGACAACCAAGCAGAAGCCGAGCGTTACAAGACCACCCTGCAGTCCCCGATCACCATGCAGAAGCCGGTGAACTCTGGTGCTGCTCCGGAAGAGTCCCAAGTAGCCAACCTGATCCTGGCCGCCCGTATGCGTAACAACGCTCAGGCCGGTACCAAGCTCCTGAACTACGAAGAGACTCTGGCTGAAGTTTACGCCGGTCACGTCAACAAGTACGAAGTCGCCTCTATCGAAGGCGTCGGTCGTTGGTACGTCCACCCCTGGTACGAGAAGAAGACCTTCGATGCGCTGGAGCAAGTTGCTGCGCTGCAGTCTTCCGACATCCCGGGTCAGCTGCGTGTTGCTATCCTGAACATGCTGCGCGATCAGGTCAACCGTGCGTTCCTGGAATCCCGTTTCGAGCCGGCTCTGCAAGTGTACTCCAAGTACACCGTGAACCGTCCGACCATCGGTATCCTGACCGACCCGGTCCTGCGCAACTGGTTGTGGATGCAAGGTGATACCCGCGCCCTGGGCGATGGTTTCAACTACTACATCGACCACACCTACGATGAGCGCTTCCGCGACACCATCCGCTGGTACTTCAGCACCACCACCGAAGGTTTCCACGCTCTGCACTTTGGTGCGTTCCTGTGGGTATCCGAGCTGGTGACTGCTACCAGCATGTCCCGTGACAGCCGTATCGCTGATGAACTGACCGTTCAGCCGCGCTGCGAGCACATCGTCAACTGCCCGATCATGGGCCGTGTGGACGTGGTCAACCTGTCCAAGTTTGTTGTCAGCCAAGGTGGCATCGTCACCAACGCCAAAACCGCTCTGGACGACGCGATCGACGAAGAAGAAGTACCGGTAGGTCCGACCCCTGGTCAGCCGTAATCCGTAACTTTGGTACGTTACTCAGGAGGGGCTTCGGCCCCTCCTGTTATTTTTTGCTGTGTCTTCTTATATATGTAAATCGACCAGACGAGTGCATAGCTATGGGACATACACACATCTTTGGCGTATCACTGCCTTATAATAGAACAACCATTACTTCACACGGCGACCTAACCCGCGTCAAGCGGGTTATTAAAGTGACCGGCATGCCTTTGCAATTCGTTATTTTGCTCTATACACGCATGTCTATGTTTAACCGACTGCGAGGGAAATCGTAATGTTTCACGAACCTAGCGATGTAGGTACTCTTCGACCTATCGTCATACGCGGCTGTGACGATATTATCGATGAGATGGTTTCTAGAGGTACGCTTAAAGAATGCGTATCGTATCCCGACCTTCCTGGTAGCCTGGCCGTTCAACCGATGTACCGACACATTACCGAGCCGATGCCGGTGACCCGCGTTATGCCTATATTGGAGTTACATGATGTTTTATTACGATCTTCACGTGCCGCTGAGGCCGACGTACGAGTTTCAGATAACGGCGAGAGTGAAACGGATCCGGTCTAACGCCCAACGTTACCGGTTTAAAGCACTCAAAGGCAATACTCTGCAACACCCTGGCTGGGTGTATTGGGGCCAGGCTGTAGCGTATAACGCTAAGAATGCGTTATCCGAAATCCTGTACACGCACATCTGCAATAACCACAGTTCCACGAAAGCTTAGATATATATTATCTAAGTGGAGGCAATGACAAAAATGGGATATCTAGCTATTAATCCTGTTTGCGACATTGCTGGAGACATCAATCGAGGTTCGTTTGCCGTAGATACGTTTTACGATAATCGACTTGGTGAATCCGTTGGTGTTATGTTTCGTAACGGGATAAACTCGATAATTTCACCAGTGGGATCAAAACGTTCTGCAGACGGTGTGCTGGACATAACTGTAGTGTACCGATGTCAGGGTCACTCGCAGCTAAACCAGTTCTATAACTTTCTGGAGCGTAACCCCCACCTGGCGAATAAATACAGGGAGGTCGTAAAAGATGATACGTCAGTAAGGTTACTGTACCGCATTAGTCGTGAAGATCTGGTGAACAGCGATGCGTTCTACATCGATGATCTGGATATCACGCTTACGCTGAATCCGTTGAACGGGTTAGGTGAGCATGCACGCGTCTATATGCAAGCTGAAGAAGCTGTAGCGTACAAGAAGTTTATTGATGAATCTCCACTCGGTGTGAAGGTTTCATCACCCTATGTGTCTGAGAAGGTCAGGGTGTTATTTGGCGGGAGAGTTGTTGAGGTCCCTAATGAACCTGGTGCGACAACGATTGTTGCAACCACTTACAGCATGGATCAGAAGACACTCAAGGTCGAAGAGATACCGTTAGACGGCAGACATGTGTGGTACAGTGAGGAAGCTGCGAAGCTAGATGAATCACTGGCGAAATCGGAAGATAATGCATCCGGTGGATACGGCCATTATTATACTGCAGTAGATAAGCGTACCGACGACTCAGGAGGTGTGGGTAGAGAGATAGGTAAAGAGCTGACCAATCTCGTTGATGCTTATGATAAGGCAGTCGTTGCACAGCGCAGCGAACAGCTTGCACGTCTTAAGCACACGCAAGCGGTAGTGGGCGATACGCTAAAACTAGCGGACACCACTGCTAAACTAGGAGCTAAGATTCTGGACATCATCCCATGATGAAGGATGCGATGGCCGCAATGCACGCGCGGCTACCAAAGATGAACCCTATCATCTGCGAAGGATTGGCATACCACCAGTCTAAATCGAACGGAATCGAGCAGACTGTTGCGGGATATCTAAAAAGTGCGTTCAGGCGGGAAGGTGAGTACAACGGCGAGGGGTTGCCGGACAGCTTCCAGTATACGCATATGACAACAACAACACCGCTGGAGGAATTCAGACTGCGTACGGACCGCATCAAAAACGTGTATGCTCGTAGATCAGGATATGATCTGGCGACTACTTATACGTATGTGGTCAAAGCGCATTTCGAAAATAACGGGGATACTTTTGAAAGACCAATAGCGATACCTTATGCGTTGTTGGGTAATATCACGTATATTCGTGGTACGAAGTATGGAATCTCTAACGTCATGAAAACCCGGGGGCCGTCCAGAACTCCAAAGGGGTATTTCGTAGAGTTTCCGCGTCACAAAGTTCAGTTTGAATCGCTGATTTACAATTACGACATAGATGGCAAAACGGAGCACGTGCTGATTCCCACAGCTGTGAACCTGCATGCTAAAACTGTTAAGCGCGCCTTTCGTCCCGTCGTTGTCGGGTGGCTGCTTGCCAAATATGGCGTAACTGAGATGTTCTCCAGGTTTGCAGGGATTGACGTAAAAGTCATTGCCTCCGACGACCCTGCATTGGCGGACATCGATCAGTCGAAATATGTTATTTGTCGAGCGCCTATACCGCGTCGAGGGATGCATTGTCAAATTGTACTCGTGGCGCCACGAGATGCGTTAACGCCTGCAGTCAAAGTGCTGATAGGCGGTGTGCTGTATATTGCCTCTGTAGACAGTGCACATGTTACCGTGGAAGAAGCGGACAAGCTCGAGCGTTGGCAGATCATGTTAGGTTTCATGATCTATGGCGCTGGGGGTAATCGTTCCGTGATCCACACATTAGAGGAGATGCAGACTCACCTGACTAGCATTGAGCGTTTTATGGACGCTAAGTTTAAGCGTGAACTGTTTACCGTCAACATACCTAGCGAGGACATCTACGAGTTCCTCTACTATATAGTAGAGGCTATGACCAAGAAATCAGCGACCGAGTCTAAAGACATCGCGGATCTGTCTGGGCGTTTCCTGTCACCTGTGGAGTATATGCTACGTGATCTGAGGGAAGCTGTGTTCGATACCATGTACTCGATTACGCGTCAAGCGCGGAAAGATCGTGGTAGAGCGATCCCCACTAAACAGATCAAATATGTAATAGACAGCGGCATTCCAATCGATCGTGTGACCAAGATGAACGTGTCACACGGTGAGGTTGCAGCATTCATGTCCGCATCCGATAACTACTACCTTGCCCAAACGGCAAACTGTATTGACCAAACTGAGGCACGTAAGATGCCAGGACGTTCCGGTGGCACCTCCAGCCTCACGGATCCGTCAAAACACATCCACTGGTCCTTCATCACAATCGGCAGTTGCTGTTGGTTACCGAAGTCATCACCTTACGGTAGCTCTCGGATCAACCCGTATGTGACGATCGATATGGAAGGACGTGTGTTAATGAACCCTGCCCACGCCGAAGACATGCGTAAAGTCCAGGCTGACCTGGATATGAAAGGAATTTAAGAAATGGCCTATAAGCTCGATGATTTTATTGATGATGTTGCCGATCTGCTGAAGAAGACTGCTCGTAAGTCTGATTTGGTGCAAGATCTGTACGACGACATGCGTGACTCCTCTTCACTACAGAAGCTCGCGGATGAAGTTGTAGAAGACATCTACGAAGATGCGGATAAGGACGACTGCCTGTTTGACAGCCGTGGTCGTGTCAATGAGAACCTCGTTCAAGAAGCGATGGGTGCTGTGGTGGGTATGCTCGCCAGTAAGCAACTCAACGATCGTGAGTGGGATGACCTCAGCGACAAAGTCTACGATGCACTGATGGATGGCATCGAGATCTATAAGGACGCGGTGGATCGTCTGGATCGTAACGATTACGACACTCGTGATCGTGGTGGTAGTCGTCGTGAGCGTAGCTCTCGTAGCGGGGGTCGCCGTGATCGTGGTCGCACCCGTGATAACGATCGCGAGTCCCGCCGTAATTCCCGGACCTCCAACCGAGACAGACCGAAACGTACCAGCCGTACTGGCGTATCTACCCGTGACGATCGTAAAGATCCGACCAAACCGGTACGTCCGTATAACAACCGTGCGTCTAACCGCCGCGAAGAAGAGGAAGAAGCACCAGTCGCTTCTCGTCACGATATCGCAGCAGCCCTGGAAGACACCGGCATTACCACCGTCGCCAAGCTGATGTCCGACATCGTAGACGAAGGATTCCA